TTACTTTCATTATGCTATCACCATTGCCAAGACTAATTGAACCTGACTCAGCGTATGGTTTTGTAGAGCCATGTGTGTATCCTGTCTCTTGATTGTACAAATTACCACTAGCATCTGCCCATATTGGATTGCCAAACACACCAGTATCTACACCTGCTGTTCTGTCTAATTCACCAGTTGACCAATGTCTTTCTTTATAGTCAAGTGCAACGTATCTGTCGTTTTCGTTTGAGCTACCTGATGGATAAAACCACCATATTTCTCCATGTTGTGAGTTATGTACAGCATAAACTTTGCTAATTTGTGCAGAGTTCATGTCATCAAACACGTAATCTGACACTTCACATGGTATTTCACTTGCTACTGAACCATCAAACTGGAAAAAACCTTTTTTACCTATCCAAAAAGCTCCTTCGTCAATAGCGACAGCTCCACGTCTTGAAGCAACACCACAAGCTGTACCCACTCTTTCAAATCCATATACAAATGGTGCGCCTGAATAACTTGCTACGTGTGCATCATTGTCAGTTAGGATAAGAGTACGACCTCTCATGCGTAGACCTAACATTATTTGCCCTGTTGTTTGCAATTCAAAATCACCTGCTTGGTTTGTAGCTGACGCAGTCCATGATGTGTTGTTTTCTTGGTCACACCATGCTACTTTACGAGGATTACCACCTGCGCCAAGTGCAAATACAAACCTTTCTTCAGTAACTACTATCCCTTTATTGCTTACTGGTGCGTTGCTAACTTGAGCCGCAACTACACCTGTGTTCAATTGCCATTCGTATATCTTGCCATCTTTTGACGAACAAGCCATAAGATATTCACCCCAAGTATCAAGCGACCACGTTGTTGCTTCATCATATATACCTGAGCTTGTAGGAGCTTGTCCATAATAGTCATGTCCATAAAAACCACCACCATAACCAAGGTTTAGTGATGCATTTAAATTACCTGATGTTAATCCTGATGGAGTTATATCGTAGACTGTATGTGATGGATTGACGTAATATAATTTGTTATATGTTGCACCAACTAAATATTCATCACTTGAATTATCAAGAAATGAAATCATGGCTCTTGGAGCTGAAGCAAAGGCACTTGCTTTTCTAGATGTCCATCCACCAACAGGTCGCATTGAGCCATCGTGCCATCTGACTAAACTTGCATCTCGCCATCTGTTTGACGATTGAAAGTCTGTTCCGTTTCTATATTGACCCGGTGGTATGTCTAATGGTATTAATGCCATAATCTTATGCCGCTATTTGTGTCCAAGTTATAGATGTAGGTGGTATTACCTCCCACTTTTCTCTAGCTATTGTTGCTATACCTGATGTTGATGATACTATACCTGTGCTTTCTCGTACTCTTGTATTATTGCTAGTCTGATTTGTTGTGCTTGTAGATGTCATTGTAGCACCACTTTCAAACACAGCTAAAGCTGATGCTGTAGAAGATGATGTTGCAGTTAACGTAGCATTTGGTTGCTCTATACGTTCTGCACTTGCTGTTGTTCCACTAGTTACACTAGATGTAGCTGAAGCAAGATTTACTTTAGCTCCTGTACACGTTGTATCAACTGATGTAGCAGATATAATTGTTTGTAAATCTTCAGCATCGTACTTGTTGTAACCATACAATCCAGTTCCATATGCAAACTTATCTGAGCTTTCTAAAAAGAATTTCTCAGCACTTGCTGTTACGGTTGATGTTGCTGTTACTTGTACTGAGTCACTATATGTTGCAGTTGCTGTAGCAGTAATGGCAGAATTTTGTGTTGACGTAGCACTACGCTCACCTACAATTTGACCACCACATGAAATACTACTTGTAGCAGTAACTGTACCACCAGTATTTCCTAAGAAACCACCTAATGCAGATAAACTACTAGCTACCGTAGAGGTTGCAGAACCTAAATGTATACGCTCACAACTACTTGTTGCACTAGATGTAGCAGTAACTACTGTCTGTAAATCAGCATCACCTGCAAAGACGTTTCTACCATATAAGCCTGAGCCATATACATATCTATCTGATTCTTCTAGTACAAACTGTTCCGCAGAACAAGTTGCGCTTGAAGTAGCAGTTATACTTGCATCCGCACCTATAGCAACAATATAATTTACATTGGCTACACTTGATGTGGCTGTTACTGTTGCTGAAGCATCTTTTACATCACCTACACTAGAGCCAAATGTTCGTAAGCCATAATACGATTCACCGTATTCAAAAGCCATCGAAACTTACTCTATTAGTTTAGCGTAATATCTAAGTCACCTGATGGAACACGAAATACATCACCAGTATCAATAGTTTTGCTCGATGATAACGTAGCATATGCCATTAAGTTACCTGATGTAGAAGCATCGTAAACACCAACGTGTGTTACTGTACCCCATGAACCTGTAGCTGTAGGAAATTCTACTGCCGCATTGTTCGATGTTGTATTACCTGATGTAGTAAATGCAACTGATTGTCTAGCATATGCAGAGCCTGATAACTCAGTTACTGAACCTGCTTCACCATCAGCTACTGCTGTAAATAACGCTAGGTAATGTGTGCCGGGAGCTGTGTAAGCCGCACCTGCAAATACGTGGTCTAAGATTTCTGTTTCTAAAAAGTTTGTAAAACTCATACTAATCCTCTCACTTTCATTGTAAGTCCTGACCCACTATAACGTGCTTGGTCAGAATATTCATTTAATCTAGCAACTGCGGCAGAATACATCTGCGCCCAAACTGCTACCCTTTGGTCTTCTGCTAAATACGGTGCTGAATGTAATAAACTACCATAGAGGTATACATCAGGTGCTTCTAGCAAAAGCCAGTTATCTGAGTTACTACTAAGGGATGGTACTTTCTGATAGTAAAGCAACTCAAAATCTGTGTCTGTTGACGGAGTTGGGTACAATTGAAATTGTCCATCTGCGTGTGTGTACATACGAGGTGTGCCTGTAGCATCCTCATTTGCGGCTCGTTTGTCAGCCATAGCATCTCTAGAGACAAGGTTTACAACTGAAGTGCCTGTTCCTGTAAGATGTAATCTTATTGTTTCAATCCAGTCTGAAGGTACTTGCATGTACTCATCACCACTAGATTGTTGTCCACTAGACCTAGCTTCCATCTTGTAGTGTCTAATGTCTCTGTTAATTTGTGCCTCAGCCAATGTAATAAAGTCAGGTATTACTGCTGTCAGGTCATCTCTGTTTAGGAAGTCAGCTATAGAAGCTTTCAATCCTGTGTAATTAGATAAAGCCATGTTACATCCTCAATCTATATTGATTCTCTAATTCGTACTGTGATACTAAACCATCTTTTATACCTTGGTAAAATGCAGGTAATGACTCAGGCTGATTTGCTCTTAACCATGCCTCTTGTTCTAATTGTGTGGGTGTTAATGCTGTGATACCTTCACGATTTCTAAATGCATTCATTGCTTCATCTGTTAATGTATCTCCACTAAATCCATAACTAACTGTATTACCATCTTCTGTAAATGTATATTCGTTACCTAGTCCAAGGTTTTGTAGTCCTGCATTAACTGCTCCTGCACCAACTGCTCCTGCTCCTGCCATCATCATTGGGTTTGTGCCACTAGCATTATATGTTTTGACACCTGCACCTGTGTGATGACTTAATTCACCTGTATCCATTACTCCTTGAGGTACAGCTTGTTGTGCCGCAGGTTTTATACCTTGCATTACACCACCGCCTAAAGCAGAACCACCACCTGCATATAATTTCACAAATTCTTCAAATGTTAAACTTCCGTCCGGGTTTGGCATAGCTTCTCCTGTTTAATTAGGCAATAGTATATCATTATTTTTTCTTCTTTTTAGCTCTCTTTTTAGCTTGTTTAATTGCGAAGTCTATATTTTCTTCTGTTAACAAACCTGATATTTTTTGACCCATTACTGATTTATATTGAGATGGCTTCTCTGCTAATGACTCAGGTGTTATTCTTACACCTTCTTTATCATAAACAGGTATTACATCAAGTAAGTTAACATTTTCTTCAATTCTGCCTAATGGTTTACCTGCAAATTCATGACTGTATGTTGTGTGTTTGCTTTTTTTAATACCTTTGCTGAGGTCAGGCAATATAAGATTATGTAAACTCAATGGCTCAGTTCTTAATTGTGATGGGTCAGCATTTGCTAACTGGTGTTGAAGTTTAGTGCCAACTTTATTTTTAAAGTTTGAATCTAATATTCTTTGTATATCTTTACGTTGGTCTCCATTTAGTTTTGCTAATGTATCTTTCTTTAAATTTCTGATACCTACCCAATCCGGGTTTAATTTAACTCTTTCGCTATCTTTAATTTTGTTACCATCTGCATCTTTGTAATGTTTCAAATATGTTTTTTCTCTTATTAATTTATCAACTTTATCAAGTTCTGCATTTGTTAGATTAGCTATAGCAGATTGCACCATTGTATTAGTTTCTTGTACATTAAAATCAATACCTGCGGCTTTCATTTGGTATGCACCAAATATTGAGTCATCTCCATATCCTGCTTCTTTTTGTAACAGACCTGCATCTTCGATAGAGTCTGTAATGTTTGTTAAAGCACCTTTGGCTGAAGACCAACCTGCACCACGAAACTTG